AGATTATTTTTATATGTAGCTACTTGTTGTATATCATGTTCATGTACAATTTTAAGAACTTGAACAACATAATAATCTTTACCAGTACCTTTAGCACTATCAACACCTAATATATAAAACACATCTTTTTGTGGATGTTCGTATATATTAAAACAATCTCCTAATTTCAACTCAATTGGTTCTTCGATTGCCATTCTTTCTAAAACAGCAGGATCGACCAATGTACTAGATGAACCCAAAAACTTACAATTATGATTCAAAATATTATTTGCATAATATACGTGGTTTAAAGAATTTACATGTAATATTTCAAAAATTTTGTTTTTATTTTTTGATATTTCTTTTTTTATTATTTTTTTAAAACTTCCATCTTCTATTTCTAATAATTCACCAACTATTAAATCTATAGCTTTACATTCAATACCATCTACAATAAAAATATGATTAAACGAAACAGATATGTTATCATCATTTTCTAATACAATTCTAACAGTATTTACTGAATCTAATTCCATAATACCATCAAAATTTTTAAAACCTTCTGGTGTTAATATTTTATACTTAGAATTTTTATTGATTTTTCCTATTGTCATCTTATATCGATTCCTTTTGAACTATTATAAGAACGTGAGCATATCACTAAATTATCAATATGTCCAATAACTTCTGGTAATATATTGTTTTTAAATCCTTCGAATATCGAATATTTATGATCTATTGTTGGTTGTTTTTTATTAGTATTATAATGTTTATTTGGATATAATTTTCGATATTCTTCGTTTGAAACTAACGTTAAATTTGTATAATAATCTTTTCCGTCCCATTCTGCATATTTCTTTTTTCTTTTTTTATTTGTTATACTTAATACTTTTGAATAATAACAAAAAAAATCAGTATGTAATTTTTCGTCTACCCAAAAACCATTATCTTCCATATAAGCTCTAAATTGTTCACTAGTAACATAATATTTAGATTTGTATTTTTTTTCGTTTGTTTTGTATGCCTTTTCTCTAACTTCCTCTAAACAAAAAACATTATCAACACCATACATATCATTACAACTTTTTATTCTTGTTTTATTGACTTTTTCTATATTATCATCAGTCCAAAATTTCTTTCTTTTTTTGTTTATTTGTTCTTTGTTTTCTTTTAGAGATTTGTTCCTTGCGTTTTTAACTACATCTAACTGTAATGTTGTTTCTGAACCATATCGTTCTAAACATGTCTGTTTAACTTTTAATCTAACTTGTTCGCTTTTACTAGCACACTCAACACCAAATCTTTTTAAACACGTTATTTTTCTTTTTTCGCTTTCTTTTTTCATATCCCGAATAGAATACGATTTAGATATATTTAAAGCCGACAACGGAGAAATTCTCGCACATTCCCTAGAACAATGATTATTGTAACCCAAATAAAAAGATTTAAATATTGTGGGTTTTCCACATACTATACATATCCCTTCGTTTGGTTTTTTAAAACATATATCATAATACTCTTGAAGATTCATATTATGTTCTTTTTTTAAATGCCATCGACTAAAACTATCAATAACATATTTGGTTTGTTTATTACAAATTCCACAAAACATTTCTTCTTTTTCTTTATTCATATTTCCTATACTCTGTTGTACAGCTCTTCAACTGTTAATTCTTCTATTTGATTAGTACTTGTATTTATTACTTTAATTTTTGTTGATTTTTCGAGGCAAGCGTATTCTTGGGCAAAACCCTGTGGGCCAATATCTCTAATTATACTTTCACGCCATTTATTATCTCTACCTTCAATCTCATTCCAGTTTATTTTCACGGGCATAAAATTGTTTTGTTTTTCAGGATCAGTTTCTATTGCCCCACGCCAAAGATGATAATAATGATTTAGGCCATTTGGCGTACTAACTATAATTATCTTTGATTTTTTAGATGAAGATACTGTTGGATATACCGATCTCATAAAATCATCGGCCACGTTTGAGGGTACAAATGAAAATTCATCCAAGTATAAAAGTGATATTGATTCTCCTTTCATAGCAGTAGATGATGTAGATCCTGCTATAAATCTAACTCCGTTTTCAAAACCCACCATTCCCTTATTCCAACCACCATTAGTTTCTGATATACCTTGTTGTAACCACATAGGAAATTTTTGAATAGCCAATTTAATTCTTCTTAATATTTCATTTGCTGTTTTTTCTTTATCAGCAAGAATAGCAATATTTTTATCTTCGTTAAATAATGCATAATGAGCAAGAAATATGGTAGAAATCGTCGTTTTTCCCACTTGGCGAGAACTGAGCATAATTACGTGTCTCTTTCCTTCTGTGGGATGTACAAATGCTTTTAACATTCGTTTTTGATATTCTCTTAATTGTATTTTATGTTTACCTTTATCAATATCAACTATATAAAAATAATTTTCGGCAAAATATATTATATCTTCTTTACAACGTATATACTTCTCCATACGCTGTTTAGTCATAGACACCTTTTGATCAGGTCCACGTAATGTAACATCTCCATTGTACATAATAAACTACCTTAACATTTCAAAATTTATTTCAAATATTCATTAAACCTATTTTCAAAGCTCTCATTTTTAGCTTTCTTTTGTTTTTTAATTTCTTCTTTTTTCTTTTTAGCTAATTCTTTTTCTTCTTTTTTAGCAATTAAATCATCTTTAATTTTATCTACAACATCTTTTGTTGCATCTTTAACGCTTGCACCACCAGCAACACCTTTATCTATAGCATCTACGGCTTTTGAATCTACTTTGGATGCCATTTCTTTTCCGAAGCCACCTAATTTGCCTAGTAATGAGCCAATTTGTTTTTTAATTTCTTTTCCAGTTTCTTTTTTGGTTTTTTTAATTTTTTCTGGTTTTTCGGATGTTTTACTTGATGTACCTTTTACACCACTTATTGTACTTGTTGCATCATCTTTAGAAGAATCTTTAGAAGAAGAACCAGCACCTTTTGTTATATTAGCCAAAGAACTTTTTTGTTCATCGGATAAGAAGCCTTCTTTACCTAAATGTTTTAATAGTCCATCTAAATATGTTTTGGTTTGTTTATTTGGTGCTTTATCTTTCAATGTTTTTATGTACGTGGTAGTATCTTTTTTCCACTCTTCATTCATTGTCCAAAAATTAGAAAATCTCATGTACATATCTCCTATTATATATTAGTATTTATAAGACCTTGATTTTCTAACCATTTAACTGTTTTTTTATCTAGGAAGTTTTTCTTTGCTAATAGTTTTTTAAGTCGTTCTTTCATCATTGGTTTTTTTGTTTGTTGTACAGGTTGAACTTGATTCAAGGGTTTTCTTGATCCATGCATTTGTATACCAGCATTATGAGCCATATTATTTATCCTCTTTTAACATATCTTTAAAACTTTTTCTTGGTTTTTTAATAATTTCGTTATAACAAAATTCTTTTAATCGTTCTTTTATGTAATCGACTTTTTTCTTTTTAATATTTATTTTAGTTAATTTTGTAAATAATTCTCTTGTTACTTGATTATCTCTATGACCAACAACAGTCATTAATGATCCATAATCTTTTTCGATGATAATATCTTTTAATTTAAAAAACCAATCTTTTTGTTGTTTAAATATTTCTTCACGGTCTATTTTTCCAAAATGACCACGTTTATAAAACTTATCGAAAGTTTTTTCGAATATAACATCGTATTTTTGTTCGTTATAATATTTTTTAAAACTCATTGTATTTTACTCCAAATTTTTTTCACTTTCTATATTAAACTTAGCTTCAATTTTTTTCAATGAATTATTTTTCTTTGCTCCATTTACCATCTTTAATAACTCGCTAGATGATACGTTCATATTATTAGTAACAGACACATTTTTGGGTGTTGTTGCTTTATTTAATTTCATAATTTTTAGTTTAGCGTCTAATTTTGCTTTATTCATAGTTATTAATTCTTTTATTACGTTTGCTTTTGCATTTGCTAATTGACCAAATACTTCGGATAATTTTGGTGGAGATCCGATACGTATATCTTGTTGTAATTTTGTCATTGCTACTTCTATGTTACTAACTAGACTTTTAATTTCCTCACGTATATATACTTCGTCTGTTAAATTTGTATCGGAATTAGATGTTACTATTTCTTTACATTTATCAGATTGTTCTTTAACTTCAACTAATTCTTCTATTTCTTCACCATCAAATGTAGTATCAAGAGAATTAGATATGTTCTCATATACATCGTTTGTTTCAATTTTCTTTTTCATAATTATTTACCTTTTCTATTCAAAAACTCAATCTCTACTTTTTGATAATCGTCAACATTTTTAGGTTGTTTCTTATTTAACCATTCTATAAATTCTTTGTGGTTTTTTGGTAACGCTGTACGAATTCTAGATCCCATCGTTAACATAAAAAAAGGTGTGATAAGACCATATGGAGAACCCGTTCTATAATTATTATTTTTAACAGGTTTTACAAATTTATTAAAATTTATATTAGCTTCGTTTAATATATCTCTGAATTTCATAATTATTTCCTATGCAGTACCTTTTATAAAATTATGATACTTCCCTATTGCTCCTTTTAATGTAGAAGCAGATGCCATTGCCCTATGTGTATTTGTAACATATGTAACTGTTCCATCTTCATCGACACTTTTCCAAACTGCTGGACATGGGTTATTTTCTCCATTAAAATGCCATACTGCTTTTTTAGCCATACATTCTTTTCTTTCATCATCTGACAATGGAATTTTATTTTTTTGTAATACTTTAAATCCACTTCCTTCTGATATAAGTTGTACATTATAATATGTTTTAAATCTCATATGTTACTCCTTTTATAAATCAAAAACATTATCAATATAATAATCAAATGTTTTTCCGCTATCTGCACTAAATGAACCACTAGAATCGTATGTATTAGGAAATGATGCAGAACTATCCCAACCAGATGTATTGTACCCATCTAATGCTGAAAAACCAGATGTTATTGGTCCTTTGTAGTATCTTGTTCTTATTTCTTTAATCATACCAATATCAGTTTCAAATGGTTCGTATATAAATGCTTCTAATGTTAATTGTAATGTACCATTTACATATCGTCTAACCGTATCCTCTTGATCAATCAAAAAATCTTGTGATACTCCGTCCAATCTTACTTTAATATCTCTTTCTACATTTAAAAATCTAAATTCTTTTATACGCATGTGGCGTGTTGGATTAAAATAAGGCAATATAGATTCTAGTATTTGAGTAAAATGTGACATACTTTGGGTTTGTATATCAAGTTCAAAACCTAAATCATATGGTATAGGTTGTACATTAGCTATATATGAATCTACATCAGTAAATCCAGTATCTAAGTCTTTCCAATGTTGTTTTACGTTAACGCCTTTTGCACGTTCACCACTATAATTAATAGAAGACCATGTAAGTGACATTTTAGGATATTTGGGATAATATTTTTGTCCTGATGCTGCTTCTAATTTATATGCTTGATATTTTTCCTGCATAGACAACTGAATAGGAACTCTAATTGTTTCTATTACATCGCTACTTGTGGATGTCGTTGAGAAATCTCTAACACGTATATTATTAAACAACTCCATAAGAGATATATGTAATCCACGAATAGTCATGGGTAAATATTGATCTGGCACTATAGACATAAAATATCCTTTATTAAGTATTTATAACACTACCTTTTTATTGAACCTACTAACAAGTCCTGTTCGATTAATTATGTACGGAATAACGAGTGTAAACGAATTATTATCATTTAATATATTCAATTCTACTTGTTCTTTTATAACTGTTATACGTTTTTCAAATCTTCTTATAGACGATAATAACGAATTAAGTAAATCATATGCAGAATTATAATCCAACTGTTCGAATAATACTAATGGCAATATAGATCCAAAATTTTCATTAAACAATCTTTCTCCTCTCAATGTAGATAATATATTTTCTATACTAAGATTGATTGCGTGTTCATCAAAGGCTTCACCTTTTGTTAATGGTTGTTTATCTAGATCATATGCCCAACTATCTATAGTTTCATTTTCTAATGCTGATGTCATATTTTCTCCTATAAAACAATCTTTCTTGAAAATCGTCCAGTTAAACCATTTCTATTTATTATATATGGTATTACTAATGTCATTGTATTTGTATCAGTCAATACATTTAATTCTACTTCTGATGGTATTACTGTAACTCTATCTTCAAATAATGATATAGAATATAATAATTCATCTAATAAATTTTCTGCTCTTGTTAAATCAATAATTTCAAATATTTCTGCTGTTAAATTAGAACCAAAAATAGGAGCAAATAATCTTTCTCCTCTCAATGTAGATAATATATTTTCTATACTTACATTAATAGCCTTATCATCAAATACTTCATCTACTGAATCAATACCTTTACTTAAATCGTATGCCCAAGTATCTATAGTTTCATTTTCTAATGCTGATGTCATAATATCCTACTAAAACCATCCATCGTTTATATCTGGTTGATTACTTGATGCTTCACTTGTTGCGCATGTATATTGTATAGGAATATCTGCACTTGTTATATAATCGTTAACCTCTAATATATCTTCTATGTTACTTACTGCACTTATTTCAGTCATTGCAGCACTTGTCGCTGGTGTCAATGTAAGAGTTTCATCGTTAAACACTCTAACTGTTAATTTCCACGAATGGTTATCTTGTAAAAACATTTCTTCTTGTTTATGTAATACTAATACTTCATAATATACATTGTTATATTCCGACTTAATAATATCACCTACACTTGGTAATATTGCATCATATACATTAGTTTTTCCTTCATTAAATTGTACAGGGTAAATATTAACTCCACTTGTATCATATTTAGACATTACTTCGAAATGTTTTTTGCTTACATGCATTTCAATATTATCCAAATTTTCTAATCCAAATTTTGAAAACTCATCTTCTTCTTTTGGTAAATCAAATACAGCTTTAATAGGAAATCGTCTGTATATACGTTTATTATTATCTTCTCCGAATAATGGATCGTAAGATGTGTCATATGTTACTATATAATACATCATAGCACAACCATATATATTAAATGCTTCTGCTTGCATATTCTTATATAAATTTCTATCTGCATCATATCTTTTGTTCTCATAAAATTGAAAAAATTCATTAGCAGCATTATTACTATCTATAGGATTAAAATCATGTATGGTTCCTTGTCCAACATCTATATCTGTATATGGTATTTCAGGATTTCCCGATGTCATTATATTCCTTTTTTTAACTATTTATATTTAAAACCAACCATCGTTTATATCTGGTTGATTACTAGATGCTTCTCCAGTGGCACATGTATATTGTATAGGGATATCAGCACTTGTTATATAATCATTAATTTCTAATATATCTTCTATGTTACTTACTGCACTTATTTCAGTCATTGCAGCACTAGTTGATTCTGTTAAATTAAGTGTTTCGTCTCTGAATACTCGTACCATAAATCTCCAAGAATGTTTTCCTTCTAAAAACATTTCTTCTTCTGAATGTACACTTGTAATTTCATAAAAAGTATCATTATATTCTGCTTTAATTATATCACCTACACTTGGTGTATACGAATCATATACATTAGTTTTTCCTATATTAAATTGAGTTGGAAATATATTAACTCCACTTGTATCGTATTTAGACATTACTTCAAAATGTTTTTGGTTAACATGCATTTCTATTGTATCTAAATTTTCTAATCCAAACTTAGCAAAAGCATCTTCTTCTTTTGGTAAATCAAATACTGACTTGATAGGGAACTTTCTTACTATACGTTTATCATTATCTTCACCAAATAACGGATCGTATGATGTATCGTATGAAATAACATAATACATCATTGGAGTTCCATATATATTGAACGCTTCTGCTTGTACATTTTTGTATAAGTTTCGATCTGCGTCATATGCTTTATTCTGAAAAAATTGGAAGAAATCGTTTGCTACATAATAACCAGTCCCATGACCAGCTCCCAATGGATTAAAATTATGTATAGTTCCTTGACCAGAACCAATTTCTACTTCTGATACTTCTCCATCACCAGTTCCACTTAATGTAGCAGATGTCAGTGTTAATATACCATTTCCATCTATAGTTAATGTAGTTAAAGTTAATTCTCCTGCTCCACTAACATCTACTCTACCAACTCCATCACCATCTACAGTTACATATGGAATTTCTAATGATCCTGTACCCGATAAATCAGATAATTTTGTTCCATTACCATCTATAGTAACATAGGGAATTTCCAATGTTCCTATACCATCTATACCTCGTTGTCCTGTACCTGTGATTGTTGTGATAGGTACATCTAAAAAACCTATACCATCTATACCTCTTTGTCCTGTACCATTTATAGTTGTGATAGGAATTTCCATATCACCAGATGCGAATTTCCCTAATGTACCCGATCCATCAGTTGTAATATATGGAATTTCTAATGTACCAGATCCATCTATTCCTCTTT